GACATTGCAGGGTCCATAGCACAAACAGTATAAAAACCAGAAACATCAGCAGGATAACCTGGGGCACCCGCAACAAGCGGACCACACCCACGCATACCATTAGCAGAAGCACGAACCAGTTCAGCAGAGAACACAGACTCAGATTCAACATCTTGTTGCTGATAAACCATAGCCCAAGTTTTGGCATCCAAAACTGAGCGGCGCTGCTTTAGTCTAGTTCCATCCCATCTAGGGAAGAAACCGTTCTCATCAGGATCCACAGGATCCCCAGACCAAGGCATATCAGACTTAGGCCAAAGAGTAACCCAATTCTCAGGATTCTCATCAAACTCCAAAACCGCTGGCATAGCCAAATAAGTCCAAGGAGACTTACCTTCAGGGTACCTGTCATTAGTGCGAAGCTCACGGTACATATCAATCGGGTCAACCCGTGTACCAACAATTAATAATTTACCGGTAGGACCGATACGTGTCAAGACTTCTTGTTGAATCCATCTTATCTGCTTCTCATACTCACCAGAGTTAGATAAAGTAACACAGTCGTCAAGAATAATAAGATCAGCACGGGCACCATAAATTTGCCCACCAATACCCAAAGCCTGAAGAGTAGGATCTTTTTCGCCTGACTCACGTTCAATATAAATCGCATCTTGCGTCCACTTATCAGAAGTAGCTTTAAAGCCGTCAGCAGGAGCAAACCTTCTTTGAAGGTCAACATAAAACGGGGAAGTAAGTCTTTGCTTAACCGCATAAAGAAACTCTTTCGCCATCGTCTGTGTCTTAGACACAACCTTGATACGCACATTAGGATCAACACAGATACGGTACGTAATATAATCAATAGACACTGTCATTGACTTAGCGTGCTCAGGAGGCATATTAACTAACACATAGTTTTTGATGCCCTGCTCAAACAACATAGAAGGATGCAACCAAGAAGGCGACTTATCCTCAATAAGATCAATAATGTTTTGCTGATGAGCAAACGTCTCAGACTTCATAAACTCTTTACGAAAATCCCTGAAAGTCATTGCTTTGTCTTCATCAGAGATTTGACCACCCCTGGCTTTAAGGGCGCGAACAAGTTTAACCTCACGATCAAAATCGGGGTCAGACTTAGTATAATAATAAAAGGTCTTGCTGGACTTACCAACAGCTTTACAGGCATCCTCAACAGAGAAACCCTTGGCTATCATCTCAAGCAGCCTGGACTTAGACTCATTAGAATCAAGAGTCTTACCTGCTGCTAGGCGTAGATGGAGACTGTCCTGCTGTTTAGGCATAAGACTAGAAACTCCTCTAGGTATAGATCTGGCCCGTCATAACACATTCATAAGGTAAAAAAATTTTTAGAAAAACCCCTAAGGAGCGAACCGAATGTAGTGAGTGAGCGACCTCGCTTCGCTTAGTCGCTGAGCGGAACGCCAGTGAAGCGAAGCTATCGGCCCCTTAGGGCCTCAAGCTCGGTAGAGGGGCGGGGCTTTAAAAAGCCCCTCTACTATATATAAGGCTGCAACAAACAAAAATGTTGCATACCCCCTTTGACCTGCAGTTATACCCCTGTTTCTTGACACCCGACACGCCAAAAACCACCCCACCCACCACCACCCAGGTTTATCAAAAATATTACACAAGAGAGTAAGTACAGAAAATCGGGCGTATTTAAACATCCCGGGTCATAGATCGTGTTGTTTCCAGGTTTTTTGGTGTGTGTGTTTGTTTGTGGTTTGTTTGTGTGTGTTAAGTGTTTGTTTTGTGGCGTGCCAGGTATATTTTCCAGGGCTTTTCCTTGTTTAAATATAGTTATAAGTCTTAATTGGTTGACTATGTTTTGGGGGTTTTTGTTTTTTGAATCTAGCTGTGTGTTTGTGCTGGTCGGAGGGTTTTTGGTCTAAAGCTTCTTTTTTTTGGCGTTAAAAAACCCCCGGAACCCCCGGGGGTTTGTTTTTGTGGATCTGTTTATTGTTCTAGTTTTTTGATTATGTTTTCTTGGTTTTCTTTTGGTAGTGATTTGAAAATATCTAATAAACCTACTAGCAGCGCTGTTGCTTGTTTTCTGCCCCACATTATTTCGCCGTCTTCGTCTTTTGTTTCTTTTATGTTTTGGAGGATGTTTTGGGCGAAGATGTCGAAGATGTATTCGGTGGCTTCCATAGTTGGTGCAATGTTTATTGTTGTCATTTGTTTTTCCCTATTTTCTGAGCCGTTTGGCTCTTGGTTTTATTTTAGCATATAAAAGAATGAAAGCCGGGAATGGGGGCAAATAGATTTGTTTTTTTTGAGTTTTTTCTAAGCTTAGTTCCGGGGGCATAAAAAAAACCCCGGTTTTTGGCCGGGGTCTTTTTGTTTTGTTTTGGTTAGATGTAGACCTTTTCTATTCGTAGGAATGAGTCTTTCCAGAATTCTGGGTCTGGAATTGTTTGGACGGCTTGCATCACTAGGCGTGTTAATTTTGTAGGTTCTTCCAGTTTTAAACCTTTTTTCAAGGCTTCTATGGCTTCGTTTGTTTTTTCTGCCATAAAATAAAAGGACCCGGCCACAGCATAAGCGTTGCTCTTTTCTTGGTTTAGGTGTGGTTTTATGCTGTCTCCTAGTTTTTCTAATTGTGTTGCTAGTTTTGTTAATTGTGTAGGACTTAGTTTTTCTACTGAGTCGGCAATAAATGTGTCTCTTATGTCCCACCCGTGTTCTGGATGTGGTGCAATTGCTTTTGCTAGTTCTTTTCTGTTCATTTGTCTATCCCTTTTCCCTATATTTTGGCCGGGTTTTCCGGCCTGTTTTGAGTGTAATGCCGGGGGTTTGGTGTTGTCAAGGACATACGAAAAAGCCCCCGGTGGGGATGTCCGGGGGCCGTTTCGTGGTCTTTTCTAGTTGTTTTGCTCTGCTTCTAGTAGTTGTCGGGCGTAGTTTTCTACATCTTGGGGCCTGTTGCTGTATTCCTCCAGGCCTTGGGCCAGGTATCCGAGTTCCATATATCCCAGGAATTTGGAGGGTTTTTTCCAGTCTCCTAGTGGTTCACCAAATTCATCTTCGCTGTATCCAATAAGGTCCAGGAATTTTCGGAATGGTTCCGAATTTTCGTGGTTTAAAGACCAGGAATATAGCCGGGCTGTGCCCTCTGCATAGTTTGGTGGGTTTTCTAGTAGATCCCATAAACTCGCTGTTTTTGTTTTCATAGTTTAAAGCTCTTTTCTGTTTTCCCTAGATCCGGGAGATTTTCTCCCTTGATGATTATTTTAGGTGTTCGCTAGGAGGATGTCAAGGAGGCACAAAAAACCCCAGGTTTTTGAGGCCTGGGGTTTGGTGGGTTTCCTGGTTTCTAGGACGCTATTTTCATTGGCATCAGTAGCACCTGGAGGGCTAGTTTTTGTTCATCCATTGAAAATATGGTGGGTTTCAATTCGCCATTGAACGATACTTTCATTGGTGTTTCGGTTCCAAGGGCTTTATTTAGTATCGCGAACCCTTTTCCGATTTCGCTTAAATATTGTGGGTTCCAGGCTATTTTCTCGGTTCCCTGGTATTCGGTAGGGAGGAGGCTTTTATATTTTGGAAAATTTTCTTCAATGGCCGGCACCTGGTATACATTAAGGCCACTATCGGTGACGATAATTCCTTTTTCGGTGATGTTGAGGTCAAGGATGTCACCTTTTTGGTTTTTGATTTTAGATATGGCTATTAACGATTTTCCGTCTACCAGGACACCTTTTTCCAGGTTTCCGGTTTTCTTTTCCAGGACGATTTTACCTATTCCTAGTCGGTATCTATCGGTGCTAACGATAACTAAATGATTTTCTTCGGTTTCTATGAAAAACCCATTTAGCATTCTTAAATCATCTTTTTGGTGACGAAATTCGTCCAATGATTTGATTAGTGATTTTAAGTGTTCCGTGTTAACTTTTGCGTTTACTATTGTTGTCATTTGTTTTCCCTATCCCTAAGGTGCTTAGGTTTTCTAAGCTCTTTTTCATTATAGGCATAGGTTCCGGGTTTGGTCAAGGATGTTTGGTTTTTTTCTGTTTGGTGTTATAATTTGTTTATTGTGTTAATTCGAACACGATTAGGGATAGGAGAAAATATGCCAGAATATAGGGTTATATCGGGTACCTGGTACACGATTGAGGCACCTAATATGGATATGGCAGAAAAGGCCTGGGACGCTTTTTGGGATAGTGACGAAAAGATGCCTTTCGGCTGTGAGGTTTTTTGTGAGGAGGTGGGGTCCCATTGGGAGGACGCAGAATGAAAGATGTTAAATTGACCAGGACGGGTGAAATTTTCTATTCCTGGTGCTTGGCCGGGCTTTTGGCTTTTGCTTTTTTTGCCGGGGTTCGTGTTTTTGCTGTAATAGTTGTGAAAATTAGTGAAATTCTAGGGTAATAGTTGTTTACGAATAGTGAGACCAGGGTTCCCTAGCCCTGGTTTCACGCTTTTATATGAAATGTCCTTGACTTTTACAGGGATCCGTAAGAAAATTATATAGGTTTCGTAAATCAAATTGGTTTACGATTAGTGAAAGGGATAGCACTATGAAAAAAGAAAAAGTAGTATTTGAGGGTCCGGTAGATGTTTTAGAAAAAGTGCCGGGTTTGTTAGGCTTCACACCGAAGAATAGTTTAGTTTTATTATCGGTTAGCGAAGATGATGTTTTAGTTGATGCTAGATGTATTACTCTAGGAAAAAAGCAAACTGAAAAAGCAGAAAATTATGTGCCTATTTTGCGTAGTATGAGTGGCGAAACCGGTGCTGTAATTGCTGTGTTTTTTGTTGATTACAAAATAACCTGGGCTAAATTTGGTGAAGATTTTATGGATCTTAACGATTTTTGGTTTAAGGATGTTATCTATTTGAATAAAGAAAATAGGTGGGGTTCATATATCTGTAAGGATAGATTATGTTGCCCTATTAAGGGAAAGCTTTTGGAGAAAGTTTTGGTGGACGCATAATGAGCGAGTCAATTAGTTGGGGAGAGTTAGCAGAACTAACTCACAAAACACAAGTTGAAAAGTTTCAATTTTGTATGTGCGAAGAGCAACAATTATTTCCATACGAAGATTGTCCAAGATTGAAGGAGACTTGGGAAAATGAATAGTTTAGATAACGCTATCTATTGCCATAACCAATCTTGGTCGGGTTATGGTTGCCAGGTTTGCGAAGACGAAGCGTATGCAGATTACATTCGCGAAATGAACGATGATTATGAGTCTAAGTATGTTGACCCAGGCGATATGGAAGATTATGAGGAGGATGAATGACAATAGATGAAAGATTAGATCGCGTAGAAGCTATGCTCAGATTTATTATTCGCGAATTAACTTATATTCCGGAGACCGATAGTATGCCGGAGAAACCTAATTTAGTTAGGGTGAAGTGAGAAATTGTGATGGGTCTTGCTACATTTGTGGCAAGACTTGGTATTGTACCTGCAATAACGAGTGTAATAAGGAGGAGACGAAGTGAAAACCCAGGAAGAAATAGATGATATGAGTTTTCCTGAATTAATTAAGGCAATGATGGACGCTTGCGATAAAGTAATTGAGGGACGAAATGGCTGAGTTGCTTATATCGTTTGGGTTTGTGTTGTTAGCGTTCCTTGTTTGGGGGCAACGAAGATGAAACCTCCGAAGCACATTGTTAAGTTAGGTAAGGACGCTGTTAATTTATGGAAACTACAACAAGCATTGGGGAAACAATATGGAACTGATCAGAAAAGATTTTTGGATTGGGGCACTCTGCGCCGAGGTTGATCCTGAATTATTTTTTCCCCGAAAAGGACAATACCTTGAAGCACAGAACGCGAAACGATTATGTAATAAGTGCGAACTTAAAGCTAAATGTTTGGAGTTTGCATTGAAGGACCCTGAGTTGAAAGGTATTTGGGGTGGCACTAACGAACACGACAGATACAGGATCAGGAATAGGAGTGGTAGATGGAGTTGAAATTTATTGTCGGTATTCTTTTGGTTAGCCTGGGTTTTGTTTTGATGGCAACAACTGATGAGTCTTTAGAAGTTAAAGATAAAGAGGTGAAAGGTTATGTATCTTCACCTGTTAAGAATTTGCATAGAGAACCTTTGAGTGCTCGTTCTTATGCTAGATCTATGGTGTCTGCTAAAGAATACAAAGCACTTGAGGAACTCATTATGCTGGAGTCATCTTGGAACCCTGAGGCACAGAACAAGCGTTCAACTGCTTATGGTTTGGGTCAGTTTGTTGATAAGACTTGGGACTTGGTTGGTGTTGAGAAGTCTGCTGATTATCGTATTCAACTTATCGCTGCACAAAAATATGTTATGATGAGATATGGAAGTTGGGTTAAAGCTCTTGAACATCACAAGCAATATGGGTGGTATTAACGAGGAACAACTCTTTGTATTGTTGAAGAAGAGATTATTCCCGGATCTTGAAAAGTTTGATGGCACATTTCATAACGCTGATTGCTTTAGCTTTGAAGATAAACTTTACATTGAGTTGAAGTGTAGGCGTACTCATTATGATGAACTTATGATTGAAGAATATAAATATAATCGCTTAGTTAATTTAGCTATGGATTTGGATTATAATCCGGTGTATATTAACTCCACACCTAAAGGTGTGTGGGCATTTAATCTTGGTTTTCTGTTACCAAGGTGGGAGGATCGTGCAGGTTTGCCTGCAACAACAGAGTTTGAGAACACACAAAAAGTTGTCAAAAGTGTTGGCTATTTAAACATTAAAGATGGGATTAGATTATGGTAAATTTGTGGTTGGTTATTCCTACTGGTGCACGCACACAATACTTGCAAGATATTTTCAAGGAGTGCGATATTGAACCTAGTAAGCGTGTGCTTGTTCGCACTTTGCCTGATGATGATGTTGATAACGCGATAAATTTGCAATACAATGGTGATTTTAATATTCACAAGTGGTGGAATATGGGTATTGATTATGCTGTTGAGCGTGGTGCCGAGTATGTTGCTGTGCTTAATGATGATGTTGAACTTGCTGGTAATCCTTTGCGCCGTATAGCTGAGGTGATGAAAGGAACTGGTGCTGTGTTGGGTTATCCGTTTCCTTTCATTGGTCACGTGTGTGGTTACTGTTGGGTGTTGGATGTTAAATCAGGTATTCGTCCTGATGAGAACTATAAGTGGTGGTATGGCGATAGGGATCTTGATTTGCAAGCACGCCAAGGTAAAGGTGTTGTTCACGTTCCAGCTATGGTGCGCCATATTCACGGCAACGAATTAACTAGGGACAACCAAGAGCTTATGGCTATGACTAAGGTTGATGAGGAATTGTTCTTTAAGAAATGGAATCTTGAAAAGGCTTAATTGATTTCGTTGTAACTACGAAACTTGACACCTTCAAGATTGTAGTTAATGAAAGGATTAAGACTATAAACATTACAACCATACAACTGTTTAAGTTTACCTTTGACTGCTATTGATTGTATTTCAAACTGTTTGTTTCGTTCCTTAGCTTCCTCAACTTTGGTTTTATCCCAAGTATCATACACATAACCATTAACCCAAGACTTGTCATCAAGTTCACCACAATCGTGAGCAACCATAATAATATTCTTTGCACCAAGAAACGCAGCAAAGTGCATAGCTGAGGTTATGCTTGACCAAGATACATACAAACTGTCATCTTCCACAGGCCAATCAGTTGTCACACTTGTTGAAGCATCTTTATTCATATTGTGACTGAAAGTGTATAAGTTTTTTAACACAGGTAACGCTGCTGTGTACTGCCCACCAAGACTGCCACGACTAACAACAACATTAACATTAGGCATTTTTTTAGCATAACTTACAGCCTCAGGGTGATACTTGGTCACAACATATTTTGTGGTTGGTAAATATATTTCACCAACATCATTAACACACACAGTTATCTTTTTGGAAAAAAATTTTGGGTCAATAAAGTTTAAGGTTGCACCTGAACCAAGCACATACACATCTTTATTCTTATGTATGTTCCTCAGTGATGAAATGTTTTGTGTTATATCCAGGGTGATTCTCCACCTAAATGTTTACTCATCTCTTTAATACCTGTGTTAATCTTACGAGACACAGTAGATTTATCAACATTAAAATAGTTTCCTATATCTTCAAGTGTTGTTTGATCTTCGTAGTGCATTCGTATCATTGTGTACACATCTATTTTAAGATGACGTAAAGCTTCTCGCACATCATACATTGAGATTAAGAATGATCCTGCTGTTGCAGGGTCTCCACCACCATTGTTTACATATTCTGTTGCAGGATCTTTGGTAACAACCTCATCACTGAACACTAAAGGTAAGAGTTCTTCTACCATTGCTGTTGAATAAAACGCTTCATCGTGCACAGAATACCCAAGTTTTTTGGCTTTCTCTTTACGACAATACCTATCAGCCATACGATTAAATGTTTTAGCTAAACGTTTAATACCAAGTCGGTATTCTTGTTTAGGTAAATCTGGTGATAACCATTCTTGTATTTTGTCTGCACGTTTCAAAGACCATTCAAGTAGTTCTTGTTTAACATCGTCTACTTCTGCAAAGCCTTTGTAGTTTCGTGTGATCGTGTAGGCAACTGTTTGTGCAACATCTGCTACATCTTTAATCCACTTCTCTTCTTCTACCATTTGTATACTTTTCCTTCTACTACGAACGAGTTACCTATCATTGGTATAGGTACTGGTGTTACTTTTCCTTTATCTATGTATAAAATTCCAAAGCCGCTTTGCCAGTTAGCACTTCCACCTTTTAAATATGTGGCTTGTTTTAGATCCATTATGTTTCCAACTTCAAAACCATACAAACTTGATGTTTGTTTACCGTTGAATGATGTGTTGTGATGTATTAGTCCAAGTTTATGTGTGTGTCCACATACGACTGACATACCAATCTTTTTAGCTAATGACGTTGCGGTGCCACCGGCGTATCTACTAGTCGCGCCTTCATCGCCGTGACCCATTACCCAACCTGGGGCAAAGTTCCAAAGTTTATTATGATAAGTAATTTCTAAATCACGATAGCCAAGAAGTTTCTCATACTTCAAATCACGCAATGATGCAAGTGCTGGTGCGTCACGTTCAATGTATCTTTGTATTCTGTCTCCGTGATTTGACCTCATTAAATGAAAATCACGGTCTCCAATTGCTTTACGAAACCTACCCATAATACGAGTAGTCTCATCTAAATCTCTTTGTAAGTTTGAATGTTCTGCAACATAACCTTTAGACCAGCGTGCCGGTGCTAAACAATCAGCCTCATCACCAACACAAAAAAGTTCATCAGGTTGGTAGTCTTTAACAAACTTTATTGTTGCTTCTATTGCAGGTTTATTATGCAAAGGTATTTGCATATCCGATAGCACTACTATGCGTTTCATTGTTTATCCTTAATAGCATTTGATAGTGCTATCACTTTGATAGCAATAAAATTTGTGTAAGCAATAGTGTCTGCTAGTTCTGCGAGCAACTCGTCAACTGTTTCTTGAACAGTAAATGTTTCAAATAATTGCCCTGTTGATTTCATATATTGGTCAGCACCAATACCTTTGATACGACTCATTACGTAATCGTTAAACGATTCCATAAAGGAGGTTAAATCATTTAATGCTATGCCACTTCCGTGATCTTTAACTGCTGGATGCTCGTAGAAGAAGCGTGTGGGAGCTTTACGGTTATTGTTTCCGTTAACCTGTTGTGCGCCACTATCTTGAACCCCTGCCTCATTAGAAGCATCAGCACCTGTTCCCATTCCTCCTGCGTCATTACTCATCCTCGTCTTCTTCCTCTTCATATAAATCATTAGGTGAAGATTCACCTTCGTATTTATAGTTACCTGTTTCTTCTTCTTCTACATAAATGTGAACAGTGATGCTACCGTTCAAGTTTACCATATCTATGTGTATTTCATCTGTTAAATCATCATCACCTAAAGGTATCTTTGTTCCATCCATTGGTCCACCAACAAATTCTCTTATCATTTGGTCTGCTTGTGTGTTATGAATGGTGGTGCTGTGAACACATTATTTTTTGCAGCTATTTGCATTGATTGTTTCCAAGTTGCACCTGCTTGTAAAGCACCTATGGCATAAGGAGAACCGGAGCCAATGCCATAGATACCGTCATCTCGCATCAGTACCGATAAAGAATCATCTAGCTCAAAGATGGTTCCTCCTAATGCGATTAGGAATATGAAATCTGGTTCATCGTTTTCTTTGTCAGGTGTGTACCCGTTCATTGCTAATGCAAGTCTCATTGATGTTGCAACTTCTGCGATCATAAAATGGTACAAATCTTTGTATGAGTTTGGTGTGGGTGTTGGTGGTTTCCATATATGTTGGATGATGTCGCAGGGTTGTGTTGTTCCTGCACCAGCAATAAGGTATTTGCCTCGTTTGGTTATCTTGGTCATTGCTTGGTGTGAATAGGTTCTGCCACCGTCATCTGTTACACGTGAATCTGCTATCAGTAAACAGTGGTCTGGTTTTTGTATACCAAGTATTGTTGTCACGCTATCTTCTCCTTAAACCAATCAGCACCCTCACGCAAAAACACATCATTAACATCCTTATTCTCAGGTAGGTTAACTACCACTGCACTGTTCAAATCTTCTTTAATCCTTTTAGCCAGTTCCATCCCAGGGTTACGGCCATCTTCTTTAACATCATTATCAGCAAAAATAAAAACTCTTTTGTATCCCTCAAGCATCATAGGAAACCAGTCCTTCCACTGTGTTACACCAGCAACACCAACAGCAGGTATACCACACATCCCTGACAAAATAATTGTGTCAAGTTCACCCTCACAAATACACATAGTTTCAGTGTCTAAAAGTAAATCATTAACATTGAACATCCCAATCTTTTGACCTGTTGGCCAAATGTATTTAGGTTGACCACCATCAGTCTTACGAAACTTAATACCAACAACACCAGCTTTAGTAAGATACGGAATACTTAAAGCGTTAACTGCGTGTTCGTGTCCAGGTGCAGGATCAATCACTGTACCTAGTAGGAATGTAGCGGCCACTTCTTTGCTTATTCCCCTTGATTTGAGGTAAGAGGCTGTCTCTGCGTTTAGTGCCTCGTAGTACCGTGCTGCGGTTTCCGTTAGTAATACTTTCTGCTCTAGCGACAGCATCTTTGAACTCTATCCCTTCCTTTTTCTTAATCAGTTCGTACACATCACCGTAAAGGTCACACACAAAACAACTGTAAAGTTGTTCCCGTATGTTCACGGTTGCTGATGCGTGTGCATCAGGATGTATCACACACTTGGTGGCTTGCCACCCTGTGCTAGTTCTTATCTTTCCACCGTAGTGTTTAACTACAGCTTCAAGATCGTGTTTGTTATGGTTTATATTGTTTGCTCCATTGGTCTAATGATTGGATAACCCAAGCATCATCAATACCACCGTTGCGTCTCTTAACAACAACGTAACCAATAGGACCAACAGTTATATTCCTAGCCTCAGCATAATTCAAAACTTCCACCTGTAACTCACGCCAAAACTGGGGCAAATCAAACTTCTTTGTTGCCTTGCATTCAAACAAATACGGTGTGCCTGCAACATAAACAACAAGATCGCCTTCATCTTTTGCTCCTGCTTGGCGTAAACGTTCAGCTGTGTATCCTTTGGAACGTAACCATTTCATTACATCTGTTTCAAACTTTGAACCTTTAGCTTTATTCTTTGCCGACATTGCCTGCTCGTTTCTTAGCACGTTCCGCTAACTTTGCAGGAGAATATCCACCAACGGTGCGACCTGTTTTACGTTGTTTCCTAGGTTTCTGTTTCCTTGCTTTACCATTAGGTCTATCATTAATGTTTGCTTTAACCGGTGTTGGTTTTAAACCTTTACCTTTACCCATCTATTCTCACTCCTTGAAATCTTAAAGCCTGTTGCATAAGATCTTCATCTTTCAAACTCATACGACTAGCATCAACTTTTAACGCAACCCACTTATCACCCATCGCAGAATGTTTAGCAAACCTGTTCTTAACACAAGCAATACGAAACTCTGAGTACTCTGGTTCCATTGCAACAGTCAAAATCATTTCAGGTAGTTGTGAAACTTTACCTTGAATGGCACGCCTTGATGGTGGCCTTGTTGGTTCACCTTCAGCTTCAGATGTGTGATGTAAAATAAAAATTGCTGAATCAGTTTCACGTGCAATATGGTGGCAGGCTTTCATAATGTCACGCATACCAGTCCACTCGTTGTCGTGCAAAGCACTAACGTTCATAAGGTTGTCAATAATAATTAGGTGAGGCCACTCACCATACTTTTCACCATACGCTTTAACCATAAGATCAACATCATCCAATGTTGGTGATGGGTCAAAAGAAAATTCCATATGTTTTAGTGATGATAGTTCTTTAGTGTAAAATTGTTGACCATCGTTTTTAAATGATTCTTCAATGGTGTTTGCTTGATGCCCTGTGATAACTGCTGCAGCACGAATAGATGTGGTATAGGCATCGGTGTCTGCTGACACATACAAGGTTGGAACATTAGCTTTAATACCATAAAATAATGCAAGCAAAGATTTACCTGAGTTTGGTTGACCAGCAATCATTGTTACCTGACCGCGTCTAAACCTGATGCCTTCTTTTTTTAGTGAAGGAAATAAGTCAGGTAGCAGTTGTGGTTCATCAAGATGCCGAACGGCGGCTTGCTTAATGGTTAACACAACTGCTCCTAACTAGTAAGGTATCCTGTATTTAGTTTTGTTTTATCTGATGAAC